TCGGTGCCGGAATCGCCCGGCGCCGTGCCATCGGCCGGCACCCAGGTCGGACCGGGCGACTGCACGTAGGTCGTCGGCGTGCCGCCGAGAAAGTAGATCGGCGGCAGGGCCGGCGCCCCGGGGCCGATGGGCGCGACGCCCCCGCCGGCCGCGCCCCCGGTCGACGAGCCCGAGCCCCCCGCGCTGCTGCTCCAGATCGGCGAGTTGCGCCAGGTCGGGACGAGGCCGGTGCCCTCGACGGCCGTGACGAAACGTTCCACGCGATTGCCGCCCGGCGTGTTCTGAATCTTGACGTCGGTGAGCAGATACACGCCGCTGATGGCCCGCTTCGGCTCGCTGATCGTTTGCGTTTGTCCGGGGTGGAGGCCGCGGGCGTGCGTCCGGTACTGCACCGTTTTCGGCGTGGCGAGAGCCGCGGCGAGATACATCTCGGCGAGCGCTTGCGCGACGTCGCGCGAGAAGACGTCGGCCTCGGTGACGGTGCGCTCCCAGACGCCGATCGCCGCCTGGCTCGCAGCGTCGTTGGCTTCGACGCGAAAGGGAAACGTGCCGACGTAGGTCATCGACACGGCGTGGCCGGGCGCCGGCGGCCCCGCGCTGCGCTGCACGCTGTTCGTGGTCGGGTCGTAGACCCACGTCGCCGAGGCGCCCGAGCCGGTAATCGTCAGGGTCTCGTTCACGCCGGCATTGGTCACGTAGCCGTAGGTGCGCGCCAGGGGATAGTTCAGCGCCCACGTGGTCGTCGTGCCGTCGCCGGTGCCGAGCGCGTCCGCGACGTCGTGCTCGCCGGTGCCGGCATACACGATGATCCGATTAGCGAAGTTGACGCGCGTCGGCTTCACGGTGATGTCGCCGAGCGCGTGGCCGTCGCCGCTCGCGATGTTGATCGGCGCCCCGATTGAGCCGGGCGCGAACAGCCGCAGCACCTTGAAGTAGTCGATCTCCCAGATCCACGGGTCGGTGCCGGCGGCCTGGCCGGCGAGCGTCGCCACTTCGTTGAGCGCGTCGATGAGCAGGCGGTCTGCGTAGGCGAGCTCGGGCAGCGTCGGCCCGGCGACTTGCGCGGGGTCGAGCGTGACGCCGTAGCTGGTGAGGTAGGGCAGAAAGACCTGCAGCGCGGCTTTGGCCGTGCCGGCCGGAATCGTCGCCGTGACGACGCGCCGCTCGGCAAGGCCGTTATAGTCCGACGCCGAGAGTGTCGTGATGATGCCGGTGACGCCCTGGCCGCCGATGCCGGCCTCGCTCGGCTGGTCAATGAAGCCGCCGAAGATGCGAATGCCTTGCTCGACGAAATGCACGTCGGCGCCGATGGGAGGCCGCACCGTGCCGTTGGGGTCCGGCACCGCGCCGGCGAACACGCCGCGCCGATTGGCCGTCTCGGTGACCGACCAGCCGACACGGCAGCGCATCGGCGTGCCGCCGACGGTGAGGCCGTCGCCTGGCAGGTAGTCGCCGGTGCGCGCGGTGCCGGACTGGATCGCCAGCGCGGTCGTCATGCGGCCCGCGTCACGCCGTTATTGGTCGCCGTGGTAGCGACGGCCTCGAGGAGTTTCATGCCGTCCACCTGGACGACGATCGGCTGATTCGTGCGCGTGCCCCCGAGCGACGGCGACGACCCCGCCGTGACCAGGCCGGTGCCGCCTGAGACGCTGCTGCCGCCGACCGGCCCGAGCGGCCCGGGCACCGGCACGGCGCGCACGGCGTTGGCCACGTCCTGGAGATAGCCGGTCACGGTCGTCGACCATCCCGCCCACGCGTCTTGATTCGTGGCCAGGCGGGCGGTGACGTCGTCGAGCGCCCGCGCCGCTTCCGCGGCCGTTTCAATCGTCGCCTGCGCTTGCGCTTCGGTCGTGACCGTCGACGCGGCGGCGGCGTCCTGCTGCGCCTGCTTCTGCTTGTCGAGCGCCGCCGTCACGGCGTCGATCGCCGCCTGGGCCGCCGTCGGGTTATTGCGCGCGACGCCCTGCGTGAGGGTCACCCAGAGCTTCTCGCCTTCGGCGCCGAGCGTGTTCAGTTGCTCGTGCAGCGCGTCGAAGCCCCCCATGCTCGAGGCGAAGTCGACGACCTTGTCGCGGCCTTGCGTGGAGAAGAGATTCCAGATCGCTTTGCCGGCGGCAATCGCCGCGGACGTGATGGCCATAATGCCGCTGACCATCCCGGTGATGCCGGTGAGCATGTCCCCCGCGTCGAACGCTTTCTTGCCGTCCTTGAAGGCGCCCATGCCCTTGACGGCCGTATTGGTCGCGGTGACAAACGTGCCGAGCGACGAGACGACCGAGCCGAGCGATCCCCCCGCCGTCGTCGCCAGTTGGGTAAACGCCTGACTCAATTCGCCGAGCGACTTGCTCAGGCTTTCCACCTTGACGATGGCCGGCGGCATCATCTCGGTGACCTTCGGAATATTCAGCCGGCTGAAATCCGAGGTGAACTTGATCGTCTTGCTATCGAGATCCACCACGGCCGCATTGAAGGCGTCCAGCTTCGGCAGCGCGTCGGAGACCTTCGTGCCAAAGTCGGAGAAATTGACCGCGGCCGTGCTCATCTTCGGCGCGAGGTCGCCAGTCTGGAGGACCAGGTCAAGCAGCCGCGGCGACAGCCGCGCGCCCTGGTTCGACAGGTTCTCGGCTTCCTTGGCGAGCTCGGCCATCCCCTCCTTGGTCAGCTTGCCGCTCGCGCTCAGCTGCTTGAAGACGGCGTCGAGCATCTTCATCTGCTGCTGCGCCGCCGCGCTTGAGAACTTCCCGACCATCGCATTGAATTCGTCGGCGTACTTCTTCGCGGCGGCCGCGGCCGCGTCCATTTCCTCTTTCGTTTTGTGGATCGGCCCGGGCAGCGTGAGGTTGACGTCGCGATTCTCCTTCGCCGCGTCCGTCGCCATTTGCATCGCCCCGGCAAACGCCAGCGCCGAGACGCCGTTCCCCGTCAACGCCTGCATCGTGAAGAGTTTGAATTCGGACCACGAGGAGGTGACGCCCTTCGCCATCGCGATCGACGACGCAATGATCTCGGCGGACTTGGCTTTCACGGTCGTCGACAGCCGGTTCCACGCGTCGCCGACCTGGTCGCACGCCGCGATGGCCTCCTTCGACATCTTCGGCGCCTCGTCGGCCAGCTTACGGAAGCCTTCGGTGATCGCCGGCCCGAGTTCCTTCGCCGCCTTGCCGAGCAGCTCGGTGCGCAGCCGCGCCTGGTCCATGGGGTCGTTCACGTGCTGCAGCGCGTCGGTGATGGCGAGAAACGCGTCCTCCGGTTTCATGTCCCGGATGGCCTGGAAGTTGATGTGCAACTCCTTGAGCGCGCCGACGGTGGCCTTGTCGCCGCCCGACAGCTTCTCGTTCATCTTGTTGATGGCGGCGCCGACCGCGTCGAGCGTCGTGCCGGTCTGTTCCGCGGCGTACTTGAATCCCTGCACGGCGTCGGTCGAGATGTCGAGCCGCTCAGCCATGTCGTTGATCTGGCTGCCGGCTTCGACCACCGCCTTGCCGAATTCCACGATCGCCCCGATCGAGAACCCGACCCCCACCGACGCCGCCAGGTCTTTCAGCGAGCCCGCCCAATCGGTCGAGGCCTCTTTCGCGCCCTCCGTCGACTTCTGCACCGCCTTGGTGGCATCGGCGATCTTCTGGATGCCGGGCGGCACCTCGATGCCCATGGCGCGCATCTTCTCGCTCGCCTCGGTCGCCGTGCGCCCCATGCGCTCGAGCTCCGCGGTGGTCAGGCCGATCCCCTGCGCCGTGAGATCCTGGAACGCCTTCTCCATCAGCGTCGCTTGTTCGATGACCTTCTTGCCGGAGAACTGATTCGCCATCGCGTCGAGCGACGTGCCGACGCGCCCGGCGCCCGCCTGAAACTCTTTCAGGGAGGCGTCGGCCTGCTGCACCGCCGTGAAGAACGGCGTGAAGTCGGCGGCGAATTTTCCGGTGATGGCGGCCATCTACTCAGCCTCGCGCGTTTCGCGGTTCAGTTCTTCGACCAGGACGTCGTACACGTCGACGTCTAGTTCAGCGACCCACTCATAACGCCAGTGACAGCGTCGGGCGATGGCGAGGTCGCTGACGACCCGTTCTCGCCACTCAGGGTTTTTTTTAGCGCGAGGCGCGTCTGCAAAATCTCGAGGTCGTGCGCTTGAATGGCGTCCTTGATCTCGAGATAGCTGTCGGTGTCGAGCGCGTCGAGCGCCGCCAGCACGACCGCGTCGGGCTGATTGCGAATCGGCACGACGGCGCCGGTGTCGTCGACGAGTGACCAGTCGACCAGATACGCCAGCACGATCGCCAGCGGTTGCTGGCTGTGGTCGACCTGGAGCTCGCCGTCGGGCCCCGTGCGGATCATGCGCGCGTAGGCGGCGCGCGATTCGCCGGCGTTCAGGCGCGTGCGCACGGTGATGGTGTCGCCCTCCGAGATGTGCAGCACCGTGACCGTCGGCGGCGGAAAACGACTCATACAGGGGGCTCCGGTTCTTATTGTTCAGGGGGGCCGAGCGTCGCCTGCAGCGTGCGCGGCCCGACCGTGACCGACTCGACGCCCCAGGCCCAGAACCCGCGTGCGCGCGGCGCGGTAAAGAGCAAGGGGCGCTGCCGGACGTGGTACGGATTGACGCGCGTGACCGTGGCGGACAACTGCCACCGGCCCCGCGCCGCGCGTTCGATGCGCCAGGCGCCAAGCACGGCGGCTTCGCGGTGGCCCCAGAGCAGGGTCGCCGCGCCACCGTGCAGCGCAAGGGTCGTAAACACGGCGCGGGCCGCTTAGCCGCCGGCGCGCGCCCAGGGCCCGGCGGCCTTGAACGTGCCGCTGATCTTCGGCGCCATGAGCGTGCAGTCGATGTCCGCGTCCATGTAGGCGAGGCCGGACCAGAAGAACGCCGACTCGGTCGTGCCCGAATTCGGAATCAGTTCGAGGAAGCCCGGCGTGGGCGCATCCGCGGCGTCGAACAGCGTCGTGTCGGCGCTATTCCAGAAGCCCTGCAGCGTCCCGGACACGTCCTTGAGGCCCGGAATATAGACGAGGTTCAGGTCGCCGAAACAGGTCACGTCCTCGTAATTGGTTTTCATCGACAGCTTGAAGCCGTTGATGCTGATGATCTCGACGGCGGTCGGACCACCGA